GCAGGTAAGTTTGCAATTTTAAGTTTAGTAGCTAGACCTTTTGGCGGTGTTTTTAATGTAAAAGACAGAGTTTTATCAAGCGAAGGATATAGTACGATTGGATATCCTTACCCTTTAAAATTTTCTGAAAAAACAGATATAGAAGTTAGGGCTAAAGCAGACTCATCAGGAGGAACGGTTACCGTTTCTGCTGCTTTAGATATATTATTAATACAAAATAGACCTTATCCTGAGTAATGGCTGAAAGAAAAAGAGCAAAACCAATACGAAGAACAACAACAGGTAAAGGTGCTAATTATAGACCTACTAAGTCTGGTGCTGGTATGACTAAAAAAGGTGTAGCAGCCTATAGAAGAAAAAATCCCGGCTCTAAATTACAAACTGCTGTAACCGAAAAAAATCCAACTGGTAAAAGAGCTGCTAGAAGAAAGTCTTATTGCGCAAGATCCGAAGGTCAATTAAAAAGAAGTTCAGCTAAAACTAGAAACGATCCAAACTCAAGAATACGTCAAGCAAGACGTAGATGGAGATGTTAAATGCCAAAGTTATGCGCTAGAGGAAAAAGAGCTGCTAAAGCTAAATTTGATGTTTATCCTTCAGCATACGCTAACGCTTATGGTGTAAAAGTATGCAAGGGAAAAGTAAAAGGCTTAGATGGCAAAAAAGTTAAATCTTATAAAGCAGGTGGAGAGGTTACTCACATAAAAGATTATAACGGAGGAGTTCAAGCTAGAGGTTTCTCAAAAATTCTTCCTGAAAAGAAAAAGCCTACACTTTTAAGATAATGGCTAAAGGCTTAGATAAATGGTTTAAAGAAAAGTGGGTTGACATCGGTGCGCCCAAAAAAGATGGAAAGTTTCAACCTTGCGGAAGAAAATCTGCAAAAGGTAGCAAAAGAAAGTATCCTAAATGTGTACCGTTGTCTAAAGCTCGTAAAATGACAAAAGGCGAAGTAAGAAGCGCTGTTAAGAGAAAAAGAGCAAAACCTCAAGGAGTTGGTGGAAAACCAACAAATGTAAAAACTTTTACTAGAAAAAAGAAATGACAGAAGTTTGGGATTACAAAGGTTTATATTGGGATGAAGTAACTAAAAATTACTACACTTGGAAAGAATTAACACAATTACACAAGGAAAGAAATAATGAAAAGCTTGAAAAAAGTTCCTGAAGGAAACAAGGGATTACCAAAACTTCCTAAAGCTGTCAGAAATAAGATGGGCTATATGAAAAATGGTGGCGTTTCTGCTAGTGCAAAAGGTAAAAAGAAAAGTTATCATAAAGGCTGCGGGGCAGTTATGTCAGGCAGAAGAAAACAAACTAAATACTCTTAGGAGAAAATAATGAAACAAAAAATGCGTATGCGTAAAGGCGGCATGAAAATGCGTGGCGGCGGTATGTACATGGAAAATGGCGGATCCGTTGCTGCAGGTAATGCAACCAGAAGAGCTGAAAATGCGGCAGCTGCTCAAGGCAAAAAAAAGAAAAAAGGCAAAAAACGTAAGTAATTAAATTATGGCAGTTTCAGGCAGCAAAAACTTTGAGTTAGATGTTGCTGAGTTTATAGAAGAAGCATTTGAAAGATGTGGTCTAGAACTTAGAACAGGCTACGACTATCAAACTGCAAAACGCAGTCTTAATCTTCTATTGTCTGAATGGGCAAACAGAGGTTTAAATCAGTGGACAATATCTCAAACTACAATCACTACAACACAAGGAACTGCTAACTACGACTTAGATTCAACTAATCCTACAGCTGTTATAGATGTTTTGGATGTTGTGGTTAGAAGAACAACCGGATCCCAAACCACAGATATTCAATTAGATAGAATTGGTAGATCTGAATACACCGATATACCAGATAAGGCAACTCAGGCAAGACCTTCACAATTTTTTATAGACAAAGCCATATCTCCTCAAATATATGTGTATCCTACTCCAGAAAATTCAACTGATATTTTGGTAGTAAATAGATTAATGAGAATGGATGATGCTGACAACGCCACAGACACTCTACAAATGCCTTTTAGGTTCTACCCCTGCCTAGCAGCAGGATTAGCTTATTACTTGTCTCTGAAGCGATCTCCGGAGCGCACAGCGCTATTAAAAGAACTATACGAAGAAGAGTTTAGAAGAGCAGCAGACCAAGACAGAGAAAAGAACGCTTTTCGCATTATGCCGGGAATACGTGCATATAGGAGACCATAATGTCTTATGCAACAGGCAAATACGCATTAGGTCTTTGTGATCGTTGCGGTTTCCGCTTTTTGCTTTCAAATTTACATAAAGAATGGACTGGTTTTAAAGTTTGCGGTGAATGTTACGAAGCAAAACATCCACAGCTAGAAGTTCATAGCGCAGGTGCAGATCCAGTAGCTTTATTTGAGCCAAGACCAGATACAGACAAAGAGGTAGGAGAAGGATACATTCTTACCAATAATGATAATATTATCTCTTCTGCAATTCCGGGATATCAAATGACAGGAAATGTAGGTGAGGTTACAATTACTACAACATGACATTAGCTGAATTAAAAACATTAATCCAAGACTTTACACAAAACGATGAAACTGTTTTTGTAAACACTTTAAATGATTTGATTAAAAACGCAGAAGATAGAATTTTTAAGGAAGTTCAAATGAATGCGTTTAGAAAAAATGTTACCGGTAATCTAACTACTGGCAATAGATTCTTAACAGCGCCATCAGATTTTGTTTTAAGCTTCTCCTTAACAGTTATTGATGCAAGTGGAGACAATATAACTTTACTTAAAAAACATCCAACTTTTATTCAGGCATACACAAAAGACAATACAGATTCTGCTTTGCGTGGAGTTCCAAAATACTATGCAGATTTCGATGCGGAATTATCTACAGCTCCTAGTAATGGCAGCACATTAACTGTAGCTCCAGTTCCTGATGCAGATTATGATGTTGAACTGCATTATCTTTATAAGCCAAATTCTTTAGTAACAGATACCAACGGAACTTGGATAAGTGAGAATGGTAGAAACGCATTACTTTACGGATCTCTTGTAGAAGCTTATACTTTTATGAAGGGTGAACAAGATTTATTAAACTTGTATAACCAAAGATATTTAGAAGAATTATCTAGACTGAAAAACGAATTTGAAGGTCGAGGCAGACGTGATGAATATCGTTACGATATGTTAAGATCAAACGTAACTTAGTTTCATAAAAGGAGAAGACATGAAACCAATCAAGAAACTTGAAGGCAAAACTGTGGCACTTGTTGGCATGGGAAAAAGCTGGCACGAATATAATTTAGCAAAATCACACGGAGTTCATTTTGATGAAGTGTGGACAATTAACGCAGTAGCTTCTGTTATTTACCACGATAGAGTATTTATGATGGATCCTGCGTCTAGGTTTTTAGATACCGATGATGCTGGCGGTCAAACTGACAGTATGGCTAAATTGCTGCAAGAACATGAGGGTCCTATTTACACTTGTGAATTAGATAGCAGGTGTCCGGGTCTTGTCGAATATCCAATTAAGGAAATATTAAGAGATTGCGGTTGTCATTATTTAAACAATACGGTTTCCTACGCTGTGGCTTTTGCGCTATGGAATAAAGTAAAAGTTTTAAAATTGTTTGGAATTGATTTTGGTTATAAAGATAATTTATATTTTGCCGAGGCTGGTCGAGCATCTGTGGAATTTTGGTTAAGTAAAGCTATGTTTAGCGGTATGCAGGTAGAAGTTGCCTCAAGTAGCTATCTTTTAGATACTAGCGTTCCACCAGAAGAAAAGTTATATGGTTACCACAGACTAGATGATCCTTTGGTTGTAGTAGTTAATGATAAGGGTGGCTTAGAACCAAAAAAATTAAGCGAAATAGAAAAACCCCAAGAAAGAAGAGAGCCTCTTTTAATAGATAGAAACGACAGTCATCTTAAAAAAAATAAAGTAGGAGAGCCTAACAAATGGTAATGAGTTATAAAGCCGGACCAGAGCTTGGGACAATTGAAGTACATACTACAGAAAATGGTGGACACCCAGTTGAGTTTTGGGCAGAGCGTTGCGTAGAAAGAATAGTGC